TTGGAGGAGCAGGACGTGTTTTTAATGCAGTTGTTGATTTTAAAGCAACATCTTTTAATGGTTGTGGTAAATTAATAGTTTGACCAGTAATACTGGTTACCCATCTATTATTTTCAATAGCATTTTCTACTCTTCTAACAATAAAAGCAATACGTGATGAACCATCACTTTCTAGATAACCTGATGGGAGACGAGTATTAGGGATTCTAAATGCTTGGTTTACTTGTACACCAGAAATACCCATCATTTTCATGTTAAATTCAAGAGGTATTACTGCTGCTGCCGTTGATTTAGAGTTATTTCTATTACTTTTTATACCTAATAAAATATTTTTTAATGTATTTCTAGCTCCTTCAACATCATCTGAATTATATTGACCTTTACAATAAATGTTAGTAATATGACGAGATAATTGGTTTATAGGATCTTCAGGTTTTTCACCAGCAGCTTCACCTTCTTTTCCTTTAGTTTCGGGTGCTGGTTCAACATCTCCTTCTCCTAATTGAGTAGAATCAACTATTACTGGTTTAAGTCTATCTATTAAATCTTTTTTAGAGGTATTAAATGCAGAAACATCTTGCCCTGCTGCTTTTGTATTACCTGGTTGAGCAGCAATTACTATCTGAGTAGATAACTTTGGTGTAATTTTAGCTGAATATGAGTAGTCTTGTAGAGTTGATTCTAGACCTATAATGTTTACTTGAGTAGGTTCAATTTTTCCTCCTCCTTCTATACGTTGGTCATCTAGTAATCTAATACAAAATGCTTCATCATCAACAGCAACCCTAAATTCATTTATTCCTCCAGTAGCATTATTTATTCCCCTCAATAATGAAAATAAAAATTTATCTAATGGTACTTCGCGTTTTTCATCTCCTACAGCTAAATTATTTAAAGTATTAACTATAAACTCTATGTTTACTAAACAATTCATTAATTTACAAGCATAATTACCTTGATAATAGCTGAGTCCTTTTTCTTGAACTTTAGCTCTTACTTTATCACTTTCAACTTTATAAACAGCATCTTCTTCAATTGCTGATCCACTTTCAAATAACAAGTTACATTCTTCTTGACTACCGGCAAGAGGAACTAAACACACATCAGGGTCAATAGATACTGTTTGTGGAAATCCAAAACATTGGTTAGTACTATCGTTAAAATCAACATAAATATAAGGTGTACCTTTTTTATCTCCTTCTTTTCTAGAATATATTAATCCTGATGCTTGAAGAAGAGCCATTACATATCCTAAAGGGATATATACTTGGGTCATTTGCCCTTGTCCAGGCACTGCATTACTGGCTGCAGGAAGTGGAGATTGGTTTCCTTGTGATTTTCTTAAAGGTGCAACTAAATATTGAAATAAATTTCCTGAAATTGTAGGAACTTTACCTGCTTCACCGGGGTTAGCTGTTTTATTCTTTATATAGTAGGCATTATTTCCTCTCATAGCAGTATCATTACCACTAAAACTTCCACCACCAAAATTTAAAAAGCTATAAGGGCTATCTTTAAATAAATTGTTTGTTAAAGTAGGAGTAGCAGTTGCAAACAAACTCCAGTTTCCGTCCCCTGTGTTGATTGTTTGGCCTGAACTTAATTGAGCATTTTCATATAATGCATATATTTTCTGATGCAGGATAGATGAATTTCTTGTTGCTACAACAGAAGGAATTGTTACTTGTACTTGAGTTGTTGCTCCAAAAAAACCAGCAACTCCACCAGCATTAACTGCTACTGTAGCTGTTGTTGCTGATGTTGCAGTACCATCCGTTGCTGAACCTGCTGGGGCAGTTGAACCTGCAGTTCCACCAGTTGTTCCTGCTGGAGGTGGGGTTGGTGGTGCTGCTCCTTGTGCTTGAGCTGCTAATACGGCTTGATATATATTCAGACGAGGTAAATCTGAGTTATTATTTACTTTTAGTTTAGCTCCATAGTTAATAGTTAATGATTCAACTACTGAACCAGGACCCATTATTTTAACTTGACAGTCATATGATCCATCACTGTTAGCAGTCCAATCGAAGTGAGAAACTACACCTAACATTCCGTCATAATTTCCTCCTGTATCTCTTCTTCTTTTAGCTACGTTTCTAATTAAAGTTTCTTTATCATTAATATTAAAAAAGTCAACAGGTAATACATTACGTTGTAAAACCCCGTTGTTTTGAAGATAAGGAATATGACCAAATTCAACAAACACACTAAATCCTAATCTCATATAAAGAGTATCAATGATATCAAGTTGAGATAAATTATAACATTTAATATTAATATTTGCTGTTCTTAGAGCACCGTAAGGACCCTCATTAGTAATACTAAAACTAGTAACACCAGGCATAGGTCTAAAACCTAAATCATCTCCCCCACCATTACTTCTATCGTAAAAACCAATACCGTAAGCTCTATCATTACCAAATCCTGTTCTTAATATACCTGTACCTCTAGGATTAGTACCTGGTTTATCATAAACAACACCACCTTGCAAAATAAAAGATTTTGCTAAAGTATCGGATGTATAAATTATATTTTGAAAAGTTTTGCTTGTAACTAATCTAACACCAGAAGATATCCTTAACCAACCATTTGTGTTGGTAAGAAATTCTACTTGATCAGGTGTTCTAAATTCATTTCCTTTACCTCCGGCACCGGAAAGTAAATAATCTGCTCTTTTTGATAATTGTGTACTAACATAATCATCAAACGATGAACCCACTATATTTAAAAAGGGTTGTACTGCCATAACTTTTATAATCTATTATATTCAATATATTCATTCAACACAGCCGAAATGTTGGCTGGGATACGCAATTGAATCCCTACCTCTAAATATAATGAATCTCCAGGTAACTCATTAGCCATAGCTATTACCCACCACAACGTTGAATCCCCGTAGAAATCATAAGCAATTAGATCTAATCTATCTTGATATTGTGTTAAAATATAGGTATCATTTTCTGTGGCAGGGATAGTAGGATAATATGTAGGAATAAACTGTTGTCTTTTCCTAACATTGTCATTAGTTATATTAATAAATTGATATCTACTAGCCATTATTCAAGAATTGATGCGTAATCTTTTAAAAATTTATTGCCCTTATCTGCTGGTGTTATTAAAGGTACTGATGGTCCTCTTCTTGCTAATACGTTTAATATTGGAGTAAACGAAATGTTTATCTCACACATATGAGGTAATTCATATTGATCTTTATCAGCACGAACATTTTCAGGTTCATTCATAGCAATTTCCCAAGGAGACTCTTGAGGAACAGTTATGTTTACATTATTTAATATACCTGGAACTCTATATAAATAGTCACCTACAGTCAATATTGTAATATTACCTCTCATCAAGCCTGCAGTATTATAATCAGGATAACATAATGAAGCTAAATAATTTACTTTACCCCAAATAAATTTCATTTCTGGGGCTGTTTGAGCTGCCACTTTAAATCCTAAACTTACTTGACGAGTAAATCCTTGATAAGTATAAAAAGTATCACCTCTACCAGTGTATTGAAATCCTTGCCAGTTAGCATTATGAGCGTCACTAAAACTATCTAGAAACGCTCTAAAAAATATTTTTGTTGACTTACCAGCAGTATTATTACTTGCTCCTTCAAAACAGAATTTAATTAAATCTCTGTTAGAACCAAAGTCAGGAGCTGTAGTATTTGATACTATAGGAGACATATTAATCTTATCTTGTGTAAGAGGATCTGTATTTCCTATACTTGTTCTATTAAAAGAACGTCTACCAGGATTACCTATACCTACTCTTTGCTCAATGTTAACAGTAGAACTATTATAATCATAAGCATATAAAGATGTTTTTCCTATATTATTATCAATAGCTGTTTTTCTAAAATCCTGAACTGCACTACTTTGTTTATTTTTTCTACTTTCATCTGCTCTATCTCTTATCAATTTATAAGTCAAAGTATATCCAAAAGGACTTGAAAAACTAGGATCATTAGCATTCTGTAAAAGATTTTGATCATTTGTCTCTAAAAGATTAGATTTTTCAATTACTGTTTCTAAAATATCAGTACTGTCACTAGTAAGATTAAATCCTCTTGGATTAATATTAGTTGGTGTTATTGATTGAGAAACTACTGGTCTGTCAAAATCATTAAAGTTAGTAGGGTAAGGAGTGGTAGTAAAATTATTAAATGTTATACTTCCTGTAGCTTGTTGACCTAATGTAACTGATTGTCCATTAGCATTTATTCCTAGTTTTTGCTCAGTTATAACATTAGGATTAACTTTTTTAATATATGCCTCACTAGCTCCTAAATAATTTAAATAATTAGTAGGTTCAATTATTCTACCTGCTGAGCCATTAGGAAATGAAGAGGAAAAATTAGTTGGGTATGGTGTAGTAGTAAAATTATTGCGAATAATACTACCTGTTGTTTGTTGAGATATAGTTAACGAACCACTAATACTTGCTTGTGGGTTTGTTAATCTTAATTCATTATAATACTTAGCAGAAGCTGAAATGAAATTTCTATAATCTAAATTTAAATTAGATAATTGTGTTTTCTTTCGTGAATTTGATTTAAATAACTCAAGGTATTGTAATGGTGGAGTAGTAAAATCATAGCGACGTATAACTGTAGTTCCTAAACCATATAATGAACCAGGACCTGCTGGGTAATTAAATAAATTAAGAGGTTGTTCTACATCAATACCTAAACTTTTAGCAAATTCAGGTTCTGGTTTTATTGGGGTACGAGATACTTTAAGATTATATAAAGTTAATAATCTATTTGTTTTGGATTCATTTTGGATATTTTGGATACCTACAACATAAGCATATTTTTCTTCTGGTCCCATTACTGGTTTAATACCAGGTCTATCAAAATGATTTCCAATAGCAACAGTACCTACTTGCGCTAATGTATTTAAACCGAGATTATATAATTGAGTATTCCTTAAAGGGCCTAATCCTTGACCTGTTTCAGTTCTTGGATTAGATGCTTGTAAGCCAACTTGTTTAGTTATAAAAAAAGGTCCACGTTGAGGATCAACGTAAAACTTCCCAATTCTGAGAGTGTCAGTAATACTATCTACAGCAGCTAAAGCTCCTCCTCTAATAGGAAAATCAATACTAAATTTACCTGCGTCTATAGCTGCTTTTTCAATTGAAGTAGCGTTTTCAGGTAATGGAGTTTTAATGTAGGGAAGGCCACTATCACCCCCACCAGGGCGATCCTTGCCGAATTTAAGCGTTTTTAAGTCAGTCAGTAAGTCTATTAATGGCATTCCCTCTAAATTATTGAGGCTTTTTGTCTAAGTATTTCTCTGGAGATTTACCATCTAAATCCAAGGCTGATAATTTTAAACCTTTGTCAGTTTGAAGAGTTGACTGAGGAGTTGCTTGTTCAGCAGTTGGAGGGTTAACACCACCTAAACTTAAAGTCGATGTTTTTACTTGTTCAATGATAGGCATAGTTTTGTTGTTTTATATAAATATTTTATTATCCTGTTCTTCGAGTAGCAATTGCCATTGGTGTTTGTAATTTAGTTGAAACTACAGCACCATCTAAATATATATTACCACCCTGTTTAACAGCTGAAATTAATTCGTCAATTTTTGCATAGAATTCTTTAAGAGGAATAACAGCTTCAGTACCTGCTTCACCTACTAATGCTCGGGTTGGACCAGTAACAATACCACCTTCGGCCATTGCTTTTACTTTACCATCATCACCCATCATTCCTACTACTGCACCTCCTATGGTTTCTGCACCTACAGCATCAGCAATTACACCACCAAGCCATCTACCTACAAAATCACCAGCTAATCCACCTAAGAAAGTACCTACACCTGGGATAGGAATTAATGAACCTAGAGCAGCACCACCTATACTACCTAAAATACCCCCAAGAGCTTGCATTGTCCTTTTACCAACCATTTGATTTAATTCAGGTCCTTTTTTTCCTGAAGCAATCATTTCTTTAATATCACCATAAGCAAATATACCTTCAATTAATGAGCTGACAATAGGGAATTTAACTAGTTTTTTAAGGAAACCACCCATATTACCTTTTAACCAACCACCAACTGTTTTTGCAGGATTAAGTAATGCTCCTCCTATATCTTTAATTTTACCAAACATTCTACCAAAAAATCCTTTACCACCTTTAGCAGCAGTTTTTGCAGTTGATCCTTCAACGGCAGATGCTGATGGTGCTGTAACTTTTCCTAAATCACCCCCACTTACTGTAGGAGCACCACCCCCTGTAGGAGCACTACCTCCACCCATACCACCCATCATACTGGTTAAACCTAACATACTTCCTGCTTTTCCAAGAAGTTTTGATCCACCAGCTAAAACTCTTCCAAATTTGCCCATTTTAGCAAACTTTCTTCCTCTAGCAAATTTAGAACCTGGTTTTCCACCTCCACCACCGGCTAAGTCTGCAAGATCACTACCACCACCTCCACCACCACCACTTAAAGCCATTTTATCAGCAGGGCTTAAAGTAACTACCATTGGATTTATAGCAGTACCTTTCATTATATATTTAAATAATCCTGCTATTCCTTTAAATCCTAAAATTACAGCAGCTACAGTACCTAAACCTTTAAGAGCAGTTCCTAATACAGGAATATCACCTAAAAAGCTCATAAACTTAGAAATATATCCCACTCCAGTTGCTAAACTACCAACTACGGTAGCAAAACCATCTATCATAGTACCTAAAGGACCTTGTACTAATCGAGCGATTGCTTCTCTAAATTTTTCTCCGGCTTGGGCTATTTTTTCCTGAGCATCAACTTGCATTTCAGCCATTCTAACGGCTTTTTCATCACCAGCAGCAGCTTCAAGTTTATCAGCTAATTCATCTTTGCCTGCAGCTCTTAATTCTTTAACTCTTGCTCTTTGAGCTTCACCCAATTTTCCTAATTGAGCTTGTTGAGTTAATGTTTTAGCTAATTCATCTGAAGACATGTTCATAGATTTAGCTAAAGCATCTTGTTGTATGCGGTTTAAATTTTGAAATTCATTTATACCACCAATATTATCAAGCATTGCTTGAGCAGCACCTGCAGTGTCACCCATCAATGCTAATTGACGTGCTTGATTTAAATTTATATCTTTTCCTAATAATACTTCAGCTTCAAATTCATTAGCTAATGATGATTCAATATCAAGTAAACCATCACTTATTTGTTTGGTTTGTTGTAAGCTCATACCTAATTTCTGTGCTTGAACAACCGCTTTACCAATTAGGATAGGATCATTTTTATAAAAAGCAGCTAATTGACCCTCCGTTTTAGCTACTTCTTGTAATACTTTTTTATTATTTAATATACCTTTATTTTGTTTGGTTATACCAAAAACAATATCGTCTTGAGATTTACCAGTTAATACTGAAAATTTAGAAATATTAGCAGCTTCTTCAGCTGATAATCCCATTTTTTCTTTTAATTCAACTTGTCCTTCAACTAATTCAGCTGACATAGCAATAGATGTACCAAATGCATCATTTAGTTCACCCATAGCTTCTCCAGCTGTTTTTAAATTAACCCCCATATCATGGGCATGATCTGAAACATATTGAGTGTATTCAACCATACCCTTAGCACTATCACGGGTTAATCCCATGTTACGTCCTGTTTCAGCTATATTTTTACTAAATCCAAAGGCTATGTCTTTAAGGAAAGTAAAAGTTTTAACTAAACCAGCAACAGCAAATCCCATTAAAACTAAAGGATCTTTAAGTTTTTCTTTAAGAAGACCTCCTACTTTACCAGCAGCGGCTCCCATCATATTAAACTTAGTACCGTTTTTTAAAGCTAATGCTCCTTCTTCTCTTAATTCTTTATTAATGTCAGATAATTCTTCTCCTATTACTTCACCAATTAAAGGAATTTTCTTAAATCCATCAAGAAATTTTCCTGTTAATCCAGCTGCTTTATCTATTTGCTCAGATTGACCTTTAAGAGTTTCTAATGTACGTTGAGAAACTTCTTCTTCAGCAATTAAGTTTTGTAACTGAATAGCTAAAGATTCATTACCGCGTTCTCTAGCATCATTGGCTTCATGAAGAAGTTGAGTAATTGTTTTGTTATTTTTAGCGATTTGTTTTCCAATATCGCTTGTACGAGCAGTTCCATCAGCAAAGTCTTGAGTTAAATCAGCTGCTTTTCTAGTAGCATTACCTGCTTCATTAACTAATTTTTTTACATCACCTATTCTTCTTCTGATTATATCAGCTTCATCACCTGCGTTTTCTAATTCTTTAGTTAATTCCTTACCAATATTAGCTCCAATTTCCCTAATATTTTTATTTATTAGGGTAAAATTGTCATCTAAATTTTCTAAATCCTCAGCAATATCATTAAGAGATTTTCTCCATTCATCTGTAGCACCAACTAATTCTCTAAATTTTGACCTTCCTTGTTCTGTAGCAACGTTAATATCCCTAAGACTATTTTTAACTTGTTCATATAGTCTTGCTTCCGCCTG